AGATTTACAATCTGCTCAAGATCTTATTGAACAGCGAATGCTGGAGGAAGTACAAGTTGTTCACGAATGAATTTGAATTTGATGAAACTGTTACAACGATACTTGATGATGGAGGAGAGTTTAATGATGTAGAGGTTATGATCTGTGATGATGCTGTATACATTCGTCAATGGTCTGATGAATTAGATGGGTGGGATCTTATCGGTCTCTCCCATAAAATGTATTTAGAAATGATAGAGTCTAGAAAATATTCTGAAGGGTTCTTTAAAACTACTCTTGGATCTTGACTATATAGAACACAATAATGGAGTTTGGTATGACTAAAAACTTATTTGCAGCTATGTCTACTTTTTGGGAAAAAGACAGAAAAGCGGAGACATATAAAATAAAAGACGTTTGGTATGTTGGTATGTTTATTGCAGAAGAATTAGTAGAATTTCGTTCTATGCGAGGACACAACGAACAATATGCCGAAAACTGCGCTGAGAATTTCGTAATGCGCATTGGTGAATTTAATAAACAATATGATTTAAGTGGAGTATTTGATGGCTAAAAGTATGTTTGGAGTTTCTAATGTTGGAGAATCTTTAAGTAACAATAAGAAGACATCCCAAGGAAACGGTAACGTAAAAAGATCCTCAATGAATAAAAGTAAAAAAAGAGGATATAAGAAATACAGAGGACAAGGAAAATGATTTACTATAAACCCACCACAGAAACTGTGCCTGATCGCAATGTTATGAGAATAGATCTCAGATCAGAAGCCTTTGAAGATATTGTATTCAAAACTCGAGTTCGTGATGAAAGTATTGGTGGTGACAACCCTTATCGCTGGGAAGACGTCTCATTATTAAGTTTATTTGACAATAAGCGTGTAATATTATTTGGACTTCCTGGAGCATTTACACCAATCTGCTCAACTATGCAGCTGCCAAGGTTTGAAGAACTAGCTCCAGAATTTAAAGAAACCTATGGTATTGATGAGATTTATTGTATGAGTGTTAATGATGCATTTGTGATGAATGCTTGGGCTAAAAGCCAAAACTTAGAACATGTCAAAGTTATTCCAGATGGAAATTTACACTTTACTGATGCATTAAATATGAAAGTTCCTTTCGAAAATCGTGGATTTGGAGAACGGTGTTGGAGATTTTCTGCCATATTTAATGACAGTGAACTGCAAGTTATGTGGCGAGAAGACGGAATGTGTGATAATAGTGAAGAAGATCCTTATGATGCAACAACACCGGAAAATATCTTAGAATACCTTAGACAAGAAAAAGCTGAGATCGATGCAATGAGAGAAGCTAACGGAGAATTATGATATAATGGGACTAACTGTGATTGATGACTCTGATAAAGTCTCTATGATGAATAATGATGGCACATGGAATAAAGCACAAGGTGGTACAGAGTTGATGAATTCAGCTTTGTATCAACGTGTTGATAATTCTTTGCTTGAACAATTTAATATCATTAAATCTAGAGTTCGGGATACTGATCCGAATAAACCTAATATACTATGGCTACATGATTTGTGGAATGACCCTGAAGCTTTACATTTAAAAGAACCCGAATCAAGGAGTAGGTTTGCGAAACTAGTGTTCGTTTCGAATTGGCAGCTTACAACATACAACATGGGACTAGGTGTTCCATACGCCGAAAGTGTTGTTATGAAAAATGCCATTGAGCCTATCGAAGATCATTCGAAATCATCTGATGTCATTCGATTAATATATCACACAACACCTCATCGTGGTTTAAATATTGTATATGCAGCCGTAGCAGAACTTGCAAAAACGATGGGAGATAAGATTCATCTGGATGTGTTTTCTTCTTTTCAAGCGTATGGTTGGCCAGAACGAGATGAGCCATTTAAACCATTATTCGAATTAATTGAAAATCATCCTAATATGACATATCATGGGTTTAAACCAAACCCTGTAGTTCGTGAGGCTCTAAAAGAAGCCCACATCTTTGCTTACCCATCAGTGTGGCAAGAAACTTCTTGTATCGCCGCCATTGAAGCGATGAGTGCTGGATGTGAAGTGGTTTGCCCGAACTTGGCTGCACTTCCAGAAACAACACTCGGATATGCACGTATGTATCAATACAGCGAAGATATGAACCAGCATGGAAACGTATTTGTGAATTTATTAGCAGCTGCAATCAAGCAGCGATTTGATGATGGAATGATTGCTAAACTCAAAAACCAGAAGAATATGGTTGACATGACATATAACTGGGATTTCAGAGCAGCAGAATGGACTCAACTTCTCCAAGCAATTAAACCTGAAAAAAAGATCAAAATACTGTAAATTAGGTGTTGACTTCCCTTCCATTTTGTTTTAGAAAGAGTGGGTAATAAGGAGAAAAAAATGTCTAGAATTGTCCACCTACCTAATGGATCTATGATCAAAGCTGATGTAGTTCAGTCTTTCGAAAGAGCTATCAATAGCGATTTCAATCTTCGCCCTGGATACGGATCTACAGATTTTTGGAATTTTGTTGAGTCTGATATGTATATGGATCTTTCTGGCATATACGCTTCATCTTATATCGATGAATGCTTTGAAGCTTTGGGAGACGAATTGTCAGAAGAATATTTGGAGGTATGATGATGAAATTTAATAATCATGAAGTAACTAATATTGAATTTGAAGATGTGGATATGAAAGATTATCCTAAGTTTTGCGATGCTTATATCTCATATGCTGAGATTGATGGTCGGGAAGCAACCGAAGGTGAGCTTGAAGATATGCAAGCAGATTCAGGTTTCTTCTACGATGCATTAACAAATTACATCCACTAAAGGAGCTTTTATGAGAACCGTTCATTATGTTGGTATGAGTGAGGCTCGGTACGAGGCAGCTCGCAGGATCTTCGGTGGTCCTGCATACTATCACAAATATATGGACGCTCGTGTCTATAGTGAAGTTGGTGATAGTGATGTTGTTATAGTAGGTGATGCTAGAATGCAACCATATGTATGGGATGCATCTGCAGTTCCAGCGGAGTATACAAATTGATTTTTAGTAGTAGTCTTATTGATACACAGAATCATTGGATGGTTGGAACTGAATGGATTTATGCCAAAGGTACAGTCACCATGCATCCAGAAGGATTCAGTTGTAGCTGTAAAAAGAATCCACGCAAACCATGTAACCATATCCGCAATGTGAAGTTGCGGATATATGGCACATTCGATCAACAATATAGGGAAGCCGCATGAAATTTCTTATCACAGGTGGGGCGGGGATGATCGGATTTCATACCGCCATAAAACTTAAAGAAATGGGTCATGACGTTCGTTGTATAGACAATTTCAATGACATAATTTATGACAGTAAAATAAAATATGATCGTGTTAAAATATTATTGAATAAAAATATTAAAGTTATCCATCAAGACATCGCAGATATATCTGTCGATCCGGATGATTTTGTTATACATTTAGCTGCTCATCCTGGAGTGCGTGTTTCTATGGAGCTAGAGCAAGAGTATATTATTAATAATATACTTGGAACTCAAAAGGTAATAGCTGCATGCGAGAAAGCCGGAGTTGAGAATGTGATTTATGCATCAACCTCTTGTACCATGCACGGTAATCCTTTACCATGGGGGCCAGACGAGAAACTTGGGAAACAGCTGAGTCCATATGGATACACTAAAGCCACCAATGAGCATCAGTTTAATATTTCTAAAATACCTAATGCTGTATGTCTCAGGTTCTTCACAGTATATGGTCCATGGGGTCGACCTGATATGGCTTTATTTGAATTCACAAAGAATATTCTAGAACAGAAACCAGTCAAACTGTTCAATAACGGTAAGATGATTAGAGACTTCACATATGTTGACGATATTGTACAGGGTGTAGAAATCGTTACAAGAAATATGTCTGAACGAGAAACATATTGTATTGGAAATGGTAAGCAGGTTCAGCTTATGGACTTTTTAGATGAGATTGAATACAATCTTAATAAAGTTGCACTCAAACAATACCACCCACAACATCCAGCAGATACTCGAGAAACTTGGTCGGATACAACTAAGCTCAAGAAACTCGGATATAGCCCTAAAATTTCTATACATGAAGGCATTGCTAGATTTATAATGTGGTATAAAATGTATTATAATGCATTTTAGGGGTTGACATATGTTTTCGAATGCGATAGACTCTATGTGTAATCTAAAGGAGATACAATATGATGACAGCTTATAAAGTGAAATATACCATTTATGGTCTGACTAAAATGTCTCAAACATTTTTGATGTATCGTGATGCGAAATCTTTATTGAATAAGGTTCGTCGTCAAAATGGTGTTACTGAAGCTGAAATGATTATGGTATAGGGAGATTGAATATGAAGATTAAAAAACGTCGCCAAATGACTCCAGAACAGAAAAAAGCTGCAGGCGAGCGCCTTGCAAAAGCACGTGCTGCTCGTCAGGCTTCTAACCCTCCTCAGTATAAGAATGTGCATGCCTCTGTCCTTGCACTATCTGAAGACAATCCATTTAGCATGAAGAAAGTTCGTGGTTGGATTAAAACTCAAAAAGAACTTTTGAGCGAGCATCGTAAAGCCTTACGACAAAAGGTAAAGGGAGCTGAGGCTCGTGTGTCTAACACAGAGGCATATATTCGAAATCTTGAGAGATATTTGCGTGAAGGAATTTATGTAGATATGTTTTATGGTGAGCATGGACAAAACAACATTAAATATCGTTGTGTTGTTCCCTCTTATGATAAAAATGGAGAACCAAAGCGTAGCTATGGTGTGTTCTATCAAGATCTCGGATATGTTTATGGAATAACTGAAACATGAGTAATGTTATCAATTTTCCTAATATGGGAGGTGTCTCTGCCAATACCAATAAGGTAGACGAAGATCTAGATCAGCTTCTTTACGAAGCTGACGAACTTGCAGAAGAATGGATTGAGTATTTGTCTTCTGGGTTGGATGATGCCGGCATTTCTGAAATGAGTAATGAATATTGGAAAGATTTGCATCATGCCGCAGAAGCTTTACGTTCTTTGATTTATAGACATAAGGGGATCCCCCATCCCTTTCAACAGTTTGTCGACAAAACAATAATGTTAAAATATGAAAATGGTTCTGTACTTGCATATTGGGATGAAGATGCTTTTAATGAAGATGATTAAGAAAGTAAAAAAATGATTTTGTTAGATTTAAATCAAGTTATGATAAGTAACTTGATGAAGCAATTAGCTATGAATAAGCAACAAATAGATCAGGGATTGATTCGCCATATGGTCTTGAATAGTATTAGATTGTACAATTCTCGATTTCGAAATGAATATGGAGAAATGGTTATCTGTTGTGATGATAAAAACTATTGGCGCAAAGATTACTTTCCATACTATAAAGCACATCGTAAAGAAGATAGAGATAAATCTCCCATTGATTGGAATCAAGTATTCGATTGCCTCAATGGTATTCGTGATGAGCTCAAAGAATTTTTCCCATATAAAGTTGTGCAAGTTGATCGTGCTGAAGCCGACGACATTATTGCAACTCTCACTAAATTGCATTCCGATGGGGCAGACACAGGATTAATTCTTGAGAGTAATGAGAAAGTCCTCATTATATCTGGAGATAAAGATTTCGCCCAGTTACAAAAATATGCTAATGTTTCTCAGTATAGTCCTGTTATGAAAAAGTGGATTACATGTGACGATCCAGAGATATTTCTTAAAGAACATATTATGAAGGGTGATAGAGGCGATGGTGTTCCTAATTTTTTATCAGGTGATAATGTTATTATCGCTAAAGAACGCCAGCGTCCTCTAGCTGCCAAAAAAGTTGCTGACTGGATTGATAAAGATCCAGCTGATTTCTGCAATGAAATTATGTTAAGAAATTATAAACGAAATCAGCAAATGGTCGACTTAGATTTCATTCCTGACTATATAGTTGATAAGATTAAAACAGAGTATGAAAATGCAAACCAAGCTCCAAGAAAAGGTTTGATGAATTACTTTATAAAGAATAAATTAAAACATTTGATTGAACATATAGGCGATTTTTAGATGGCAAAACTAACCATGCATGAAATTTTATCAGAAGTAGGAAACGCTTCTGGAAGAAAAACTAAAATTGAAATTTTACATAAACACAGCAGTCCAGCCCTTAAAGCAGTGCTAGGATATGCATACGATCCAACGGTTGAGTGGGCGCTACCTCCAGGAGAACCGCCATACAAACCAGCTGATCCTATTGATGTCGAAAGTGTATTTCATGCTGAGATAAGAAAGTTATATTTATTCACTAAAGGTCCAAGCGAAACTCAGAAGAACTTAAATCCAATTCGAAGAGAACAGTTATTTCTCGAAATGCTGGAATCCATCCACCCAGATGATGCCAAGGTTTTAATTGCAATGAAGGATAGAAAATTACCATATAAAGGTTTGACACCAAAACTAATCTCGGAGGCTTTTCCGAATATGACAAAACACTGGGAAGAAAATGTCTAAAAAGATTAAAAAATTTAAAGAACACTTCGAAGATGAAGATGGTGTTCGTATCAGGGAACAAAGAAAGTCTCGTTCCGCTGATAAAAATAATTTAAGAAATGCGATGAAATCTGGCGACTGGTCAGAATTTGAGGAAGATTGGGATGACGAAGAAGAACGTAGCGATAGTTATCGGTAATGGTGTGAGCCGCAAGGAACTCGACTTAAATTCTCTTGTCGGTCATGGAACAATATATGGGTGTAATGCCCTATATCGTGAATTTAGCCATTACGATCATCTGATTGCAATTGATGATGGTATGATCGAAGAAATAAAAAATGATCCCAAAGCTATTATTCCTCCGATAGAAGAACGGTTTGAAAGCTCAGACTACAATCCCTTTCAGAGAAGAAGATCAAATGCTGGTATGAATGCTATGTATGAAGCTGTGAAAGCTGGAAATGTGAGCATTTTTTGTATTGGCTTTGATTTCATTCTTGAAGGAGATATCTCAGTCGATAATATATTTAAAGGCACAAAAAATTATGGTCCAGAAACTCATGCTAACGTTTCTGATAATTATTATCGACTACAATATCTTCAATGGTTTATTTCAAAATACAAAACATGCAGTTTTTGGTTTGTTATTCCAGATGATGCCGAAAAGAAAAATATAGAAGGAAATAATGTTTTTGGCATACATCTATCCAGATTTATAAATATGTTAGAAACCGAATAAGGAAAAAATATGTTAGAAGCAGTTATTGCTGGAACATTATTCGTAATACTAAATTCATACTTCAGCTATAAGTGGGGGTTCAAGTCCGGACTTACCGAAGGTGTTGATGGTTGTCTCTGCACCTTAGAATCAGAGGGAATTATTGAATTAGAAATCACCGAAGATGGTGAAGAAAATATTATCCCCAAAAAATAAAAAATAAAAAAATGCATTTTTTTGCAGAAAAGTGTTGACATCTATAATTATATGTGCTATGTTGTATGTGTAATAAGGAGACAGACATATGTACGGAATGTTCACAAAACAAGGCGATGCAGCGGTTAACAAGATTGTTGTAGATGCTCGTAAATTGCACGAACAGTTGGGATACCCAGTTGAGGCTGCATGGAACTGGGCTAGTAATGAATTGGCTGGCTTGGCAGCATTAGAAGGCTGTGAAGAAGCAGAGGATACTGATGTTCGTGATTCGGTTTATGCTGCAGTGGTTTGTGGATAAGGAGAAAAGATATGGAATTTACTTACTGTGATGATTTATTTTCTGATTTGCATAAAGATGTATATGGATTTCGTCCTACAGGTTCACTAGTAGAAGATTGGAATGATCGTACTCCTCGCCAGAAGCAAGAGCTTTGGAATGCTCTCTGTGATGAGCTTGAGGAAAATACTAAGGCTGAGAAAGCAGCTGAGATAGTTGCTGTTGATCAGTTTGAAGCACGTGTTCAGGATGTTATCGGTCTTGGAGCTGATAATCGAGAAACTGCTTTGGAGTGGATTGTTTCTCAAGAAACTTTCTATCATGAACAAGATGTCGAACATTTTGTTTGGGAGCAAGGTATTTTGTTCACCAATTACGGTAAAGCTTTAGTAAAATCGCTTTTATCTGTAGTTAAGTATGAGGAGATGACTGCTAATGATTTTGCATGAAATGTTATTTCTAAATGAGATGGTCTGTCAGGAAATGATGCAGTGGAGTATTGAAACTGGTCATTGGCCAGACCGAAGTTTTGAATTTGTTATAGATGCTCATGCAGAAGCTATGGGATGGAAACAAGAAGGATTTTCTGGGATGGAGATTTATTGATGTCGGATGATGAAATTATGTATTTAACTGCAAGGTTCTTGCAAGTTCTTATTATCGTCTTAGCGGTTGTTGTATTTGGAAATTTAATTTGGGAGACAGTATTATGAGTTTTTTCATTCAAGGTGTATCTGGAGATGTTGTTGAACGCTGGGATGGACTTTCAGGCATTCAAATGGAAGACATACGTGAAAAAATGGAAACAAGTGGATTAAAAGATATTTCCTATGGCATCACTGAAGAGAATCTAAGTCGGTATCCATATATAGAATCTATCCAAACTCATGGCGGTCCATTTGATCGGGGTGGTGCTGACAGCTATTATCGTCGCCCATATGATCCACATTATTATACGGGTGATACATATAGATCTACTCGAGTACCTTCTTCAGAAATGACAGAAGAAGATATCGCATTATATCGTGAAGGATATAATGAGAACGAACAAGAAGGAAACTTTAAAGAATGGTAAAAGCTTCAGATCTAGATAGTGATTTTATAGAGAAACCAATTATGGAACAACTCGGTAAAATTATTGATTCCGAAACTGCAAGAGAATTTGTCCCACCAGATAAATTTAATCCTGTAAATAAAGTGTTGACGGATGATGGCATAGAGTATATGCTCAACTCGAGTCAAGCCGAAAAACTAATGGATTTTATTGCAGATATGCGAATGCCTTATCGATTTAATGTTGTCCGCAATATCCAAAACAGTAGTGGGTTTGAAAACCTTTGTAAGTTGGTATTAAAACTATGAATATTTTTATCCTTGATGAATGTCCCATCAAATCTGCGCAGCAGCAATGCGACAAACATGTCGTTAAGATGATTGTAGAATCATCACAAATGCTTTCAACAGCCCATCGCTTGTTGGATGGCATTATGGAATTGCGTCCATCTAAATCAGGTAAACGGATGGTGAAGTATTGGAAGCTTCCAGATAGTCGTGAAAACGTGTTGTACAAAAACGTTCATGAGGGGCATCCCTGTACTATATGGTCTATGAAATCCAGAGACAATTACATGTGGCATTATCGCCACTGGCTTGCTCTGTGTGAAGAGTATCAGTATCGATACGAAAAAGTGCACAGCACCCAAACTCTACATGAAAGTGCTTTAGCAGTTCCTCCAAAACGCATCCCGTGGTATGTTGGGTTGACGGAGTTTCCTCTGGCGATGAAAGATTTTCCTCAGTGCATATTTCCTGGAGACCCTGTAAAGTCTTATCAGTCATTCTATCAAACTAAACAAAAACGTTTCAAGATGGTTTGGAAAAAACGTACTATTCCAGAATGGTTTAACGTTGAAGTTGCCTAAATAAATAAAATGAAACAACGTGAGTGTTATATGCCATTATATAATTTTGTTAATACAGAAACTGGTGAGCGATTTTCGGAGTCTTTAAAGCTTTCGGAACGTGAAGAGTTTCTCAAAAATAATCCAGATTTAAAACAAGCTGTAACTGCACCAAATATGATTCGTGCAAATTCTACTACTAATAAAGATGGTGGTTGGAATGAAAACATGTCTCGTATTGCTGCAGCCCATCCGCATTCTCCACTAGCTGCTAAAGTTGGTGGTAGAGCTTCGAAAGATGTGAAGAATGAAGCTATCCGAACAAAACATAAATTAGGGAGCTCTTTCAAAACTTCGTGATGATCCTACAACAATATACAGGAGATCATTGTATGCCAAAAAATCTTGCTTTAGTCGACGAACAATATCTAGACAAATATCTAGAGAGAAGAACTCGAAAGCAAAGAAAAAGAAATAAGAATACGGGATTAAAACTGGAAGAAATTGAACCTCTAACCAAAACTCAAGGTGATGTTTTTGATTCTTGGGATGATGGATATAATATGGTTCTTCATGGATGCGCCGGAACTGGCAAAACATTCCTCAGTTTATATCTTGCTCTTGATGAAGTTATGAATAAGAAAAGCGATAAACGTAAAGTTTCTATTGTTCGTAGCGTAGTCCCCACTAGAGATATGGGATTTCTTCCAGGAAATATGACAGAAAAGTCAAAAGCATACGAATCTCCATATATGAAAATGTGTTCAGACATATTTAATCGTGGAGACGCATACGGACAATTAAAAGCACATAACACTCTAGAGTTTCTTACAACATCATTCATTAGAGGTGAGACTTGGGATGATACAATCATAATCGTCGACGAGTTTCAGAATATGTCGTTTCAAGAACTTCATAGTGTAATGACTCGGATTGGAGAAAACTCTAAGATTGTTTTTTGTGGAGACATAAAGCAAGACGACTTAACAAGTGAAAGATATAATACACAGTCTGGTATTGACAGGTTTATGAAAATCCTATTTAAAATGGACTCATTTGATTGCATAGACTTTAAACCTGAAGACATCGTTAGAAGCGGTATCGTAAGGGAATATATAGAGAAGTGTTATGAATTAAATGTAGGATAATATTATGAAATTTTGTCATGATCCAGTGATACTCGAAGAACTAGAAGCTGAAACAACATCCTCCGGAAGATCTTATATGACTCCGGAGGGAAACCAATATCCATCAATTACAACTTGTTTGTCAGTTCTCTCTCGAAAATCTATTATGGAGTGGAGAAAGAGGGTTGGAGAGGAAGAAGCAAATAAGATATCTGCTCGAGCAGCTGGCAGAGGCACACGTGTCCATAAAATGTGTGAAGATTATCTTAACAATTGTCTTGATATAAATAAGTATACTCCTGCCGATAAACAATCTTTCTTAGATTTGCAACCAATATTAGATGCAAATGTGGGTTTAATTAGAGGGCAAGAGCTTCCACTTTACAGTGACTATCTTGGCGTAGCTGGTCGAGTCGACTGTGTTGCCGAATGGGATGGTCGACTTTCAGTAGTTGATTTTAAGACAGCTCGTAAGAAAAAGAAGAAAGAGTGGATTTCAAATTACTTTATGCAAGCATCAGCTTATTGCGTTATGTTTGAAGAGAGAACTGGAATTCCTATCGACAAGATTGTAATTTTAATTGCAGTTGATGGTGAAGACCCCCAACTATTTGTGGAAAAAAGGGATAACTACATTGAAGACTGCACGAGAACGATTATTAAATATAAAGATGAACAAAAGAGATTTTCAAAGCTATAAGTCTGTATTATTAAACGGTTGGTCTATAAAAGTGTCAAAGGATAAAGACACATGGCTTGTGATTGCTTATAACCTAAACAATCAACATTTTGCTATGCAAACATTCAAAGAAGAAGAACATGCTGTTATGTTTATTGAATATCTTGGCGTGATGTAGATCTCCAAACACCCACCGGACATGTTTGCCATTCCCATATGTACCACCGTTCTTGTAAAGAAGAAACTGTGGGATGCCCATATACACACACCCTCATGAGGTGACTTGGGGTTCTGTTATCTAGATGTATCATAGTTAAGGTTGTGAATATGAGAGGCCAAATTACCACCAACCAGCTCCAAGTCCAGTCAACCAAACGCTTCCACCTATAATACCAGCCAGCATTGCTAAGAGAGATATTAGCAAAATCATCTCAAAAAATGCAGCTTTTCTTTCTTGTTGTTTATATATTGTTTCTTCTCGTTCTTTTCTTATTTTCCGGCGCAGCTCAACCATTTCTTTCCATGTTCCAAACCCAAATCTGATATTCAAAATATCTTGAAGCTGCTTCTCTTGTTCTTCAAGTTTCTTCTTTTGGACAATAATGTTTAATGCTTCTTCTTCAATTGACCCACCATTAAAAAGTTTGCTGAACATTGGGGGATTCTTGCGCTGAGATTCTGCTCTTTGAAGATCAGCTGCAGCGCCGTACCACTTACCTAGTTGGCCAACCACATCTTCTATTTCTCTGCCAGCTGCCACTAGTTTTTTAACACCATTAAATGCAGCTGTTGCTGCTGTAATAGCAGTTATTGGATCTATCATATTTTTAACCTCTATTTTTTTGATCAAGTAATTCATCAGAGGCATAATAAAATCTTCACTATTTATAAAAAAAGTGTTGTCTTCTATTTTTAAATGTATTATAGTATTTGAATGAGGCAAGTAGGAAAAACTATGAAAAAACTAATAACAGCAATAATGATAAATGCTATGATGGTAAGTTCGGTTGTATATGCTTCAGCTGAGTTGCTAGAAACCAAGCAAGATGAAGTGGCTATTGAATGTTTAGCCCTCAACATATATTTCGAAACACATGCATCTTCTTTAGCGGATGCTATGGCTGTTTCTGATGTTGTAATTAATCGTGTTGTGAGCACCAACTATCCAAATACTGTTTGTGAAGTTGTTACACAAGGTTATGAAAAGGGGAAGCATAAATGCCAATTTAGTTGGTATTGTGACGGAAAGGCTGACACACCAAGAAATAGTGAAGCATGGTCACGTTCTGTTGAATTCGCAAAAGATATGTATTTGTATGGCCAGTA